TCTTCGCGCTCCTCGCAAACGTGCATTTCTGGCTCATCTGCTTTGTAGTAACCGCCGCAGATTGTGCATGGCACCATTGGCACTTCGTCGTAATTTGAGGTTCCTGTAATCATGACTGCACTCCTTTGCGAAGATTTGCGGCGAACTCTGCTAGAAACTTCTCTGCGTACTCACCGGATAATCCATCAGTTGCTGGTAATGGGTCGTTTGCAAGGTCTTCTTTGGTGGTCAGGATCATGCGCACCACGTCGAATACTTCAGCCAGCGGCTTATCAACGAAACCGTGATTGAATGCAGCGGCCAGGCGACCGGCGGCATAGTTGATGCCTTCGTTTCTGGCATGCGCACGCACTTCAGCCAGGAAAGCGTCGGTGGCCGGGGTTTCAGGTTTAATGGCTTCAAGCACGGCGCGAATAACATCAGTGTCGTTCTCCACCCATGACCATTCGCTTGTCTCATTCCAGTCATGGTCCATAATGACTGTCTCAGTAAATGCTTCGACTGCCACCTCTGGGATTACTTCAGGATTCAATGCAGCCTTCAGCCCCGCATTCTCCGCAGCCAGCGCCGCGAATGTGATTTCAACCACATTAAGCAGGGTCGTAACTTCCGCGGGCGACATGTGCTCACCGCAGTCGGCATTCATCCTGGCGTTTTTAATCAGATCTTCGTATTTGTTGCTCATACCCCTACCCTCCCCCAAACCATCAATACTCGCTTCATAGCCGCGCTGTTGCGGCACTCCTGAAATATTCCGTTGGTGCAACTGCGAGCGGTACCAGCCTGCTCTTCCGGCGTAGCCAGGCGATAAGTCACTGTTCGCCAGACCTTGCTCACGCGCACAATCTTCCTAGCCCGCTCCAGATCGATAGCGTTCTTCGTGATGCAGTTGATGGTCATGCCGCACTCTGTGGCCACATCTTTCGCGGTGAAGGTCTGGTGCATTTCGAGATAACGCAGAATTGCCTGTTTGCCTTTCATCAGAAGCCCCCTTTCTTTTTAGGCTGCTGCTCACGCCCGCGGCGTTCTGCTGCGGCGGCCTGCTGATCTGTGTCGTAAATTGCCCCGTTAATCTGATTGCAATAAACCGTTCCGGTACTGCCGTGGCGGTTGAGTCGCAGGATTAACTCGGTTTCTCCCGGCGGCACGCTGTCATCGAAAGCACCTTCCCGGTGGATGCCAACCCAGTAGTCGCAGTCCTGCTCAATCTGTCCTGTGTCGCGGGAATCGCTCGGTAACGGGCGTTTATTCACTCGCTTCTCCAGTTCGCGGTTGAGCTGGGTCAGCAGCACGACGACGCAGCCAAGCTCTTTGGCGAGGTTCTTCAGACCTTTGGTGATCATCCCGTAGGCCAGGTCATTACGATCGGCCTTTTCGGCAGTCATCAGCGTCAGGTAGTCAACCAGAATCATGCCTACACAGCCCTTCTCGCGTTTGATTCGGCGGCTTTCGCTAACGATGTGCGCCAGTGACAGGCCTGGGGTGTCGTCGATGTACAGCATGTCGACTTCACTCAGCCGCCCGGCTGTGGCGATCGCCTTCTTAAAATCGCCGTCGTAGTCGCCCTGGTACTGATCATCGGCGTCATCCGTGGCGGGCATGTAAAAAATGCTCGGATTTACGCCGGACTTCTGACCAACAAGCTTTTCGAGGATCTGGTCGCTGGGCATTTCCAGGCTAAACATCAGAGCTGGCTTTTTCTCGCGAATCGCGCAGTTGATCGCCATTTGCCCATACAGGGTTGTCTTGCCCATCTTTGGCCTAGCGCCAATCACGAACAGAGACCCTTTAACCAGACCTTTCGGCGCCAGCAGCCGGTCGAGTGACGGGATACCGGTACTCATTCCGCGCTGTTCACCTGAAGGGTCAAATCTTTTTTCCAGATCCGCTACCCAGTCATCCATAACCTCGCCGAACGAGCGCAAACCACGGCGGCTTCCGGTTTTTGAATGGTCTGCGAGCTGGGTGAAAATACCCTGAATGGCCTCGTACTTCTGCGTAGCGCTCATGCCGTTGCGGGAATACAGCAGCTCAGTAGCTTCGGTCAGACGGTTGATGCCATAGCGCTCCATTGCGGCTTCCCGGACTGATGCAGCGTATGCCACGATGTTTGCAGCGCTGGGAGTGTTCTTTGCGATCTCTGCCAGGTAAGCAAAGCCACCTACTTGCTCCGCGAGACCTTTGCCTTCAAGCGCGTCGAACAATGTCAGGCCATCCACTGGCTTGTTGTCGCGGAACATCTGGCGCATCTCGGCAAAGATCAACTGGTGAGGTCGGCTGTAGAACGACTCAGGCTTGAGCATCGCCAGTACCTTCTGGACTCGCTCGCTGTTGTCATCATCCAGCAGCAGGCCACCGATAACGCTCTGCTCTGCTTCGAGGTTTTGTGGTACAGCCATGAATTCAGCGGTCATCACGATCCCCCTCGCGCACTTCGATGTAGAGCTTTTCGGTCAGGAACTTATCGAATTTCATGCGGCGCCAAGTCTTCCCGGATTTCTGATCTGGTCGGTCTTCAAGCATCCAGCGGCAGTTCTGAGCGATGTAGCGCAGATAGCTTCTGAAACCGTCCATATCCATCGGCTTGCCGTCCAGGTTGCGGGCAATTTTGTTAGCCTTACCCCAGAAGGTGCGGATCAGATTGCGTCGCTCATCAGTGAGGCATCTCCATCCCCTGGCTTCAGGCAGTTCGTCTTTCAGGCATTGCCACACTTCATCGCATGACAAACGAGACTTTTTCTCTTCAGCGGGTTTCTGGTCATTTGCGACATACTTACTACCGTTAGGTAGTAAGTTATTTAATATATTGTTATCTGTGGACACTGGCTGGACATCGGCTGGACACTCCACCTCCGCAGGCATTGGTACGACTGCGTTTGGGCTGGACACTGGCTGGACATCGGCTGGACAAAAATTTGACTGATATTCGTCATATTTGACCACTTTTAAAACAGTAAAACGGTTGTTCGATTTGGTGGTGATCATGCCCAGGTTCTGGAATTTACGTAGCAGTGATTTAACGCGATCAGCGGTCAAACCTGTTTCCATTGCCAGAGTATTTCGCCCAGTGATGAACTCTCCGCGTTCGCAGATCACATCGCCGACATCAGTCGATACCAGTGTCTGTTCGTGATTAGCGCGCAGGAGAAGGTGAACCCATAAATGAGCCGCCTCAGCGTCCTTGTAGAACGGCACATCCATAATTTTACGGTGCAGCAAGGCAAACCCCTTACCGTCATTCGTGCGCGGTTTCTGGAGCCTTCTGGCCTCTCTGGCTTCGGCTAAATTGGATACGTTACCCACGGCCACTCTCCTTACGTTTCAGTTCTTCCAGGATGGCGCGCATCTTCTCCGCCACAATCGGGTTAACCGAGCGGATGAAGCGGTCGCGGGTTATGTTTTTATGTACAGCGGTATGGTAATAGCGTGGATTTTTTGCCATTATTCCTCCTGCAACTACTGTCGTTTTTGCACCAGAAAGCCGTTGGTGTTCCAGCACCGCGGCTTTTCCCCTTTCTATGTTCATGCTTCAAAATCTCCCTGCACTCCATCCCTGTTCGAAATCAGGATGGCCAGCAGCAGCGACATGTTCGGTACCAGGTTCTCCCGCCACCGGCTGACTGTGGATTTGTTGATGCCAGCTACTTCGGCTATCCGGGCGGTACCCAGATCAGCGATTTGACGCTGCACCCAACTCTCAATTCGTCGCGCCTCCGCTTTGTTGCGTGTCGTTAAGGTTTCCATTTGCGATACTTCCTGTGATTTTTAGTTAGGGCCGCCCTCAGGCGGCATGTGATCCATGTTTAGTTCGATCGGGGTTTGCGGCTTGGCGTAGCCACTCCGCCGTAAACTGCCCTTTTGATGCGTCAGCCAAAAGCTGTGAATAGTTGGTTTTCTCTGTGTACTCGGTGCGAGGCAATGCCGCGTTCTTTACCCACTTGTGAATAGCAACATTCGACAGACCACATAGGCGTGCCGCTGCGGTTTGTCCGCCTACAGCTTCGATTGCAAATTGCATTGGGTTCATAGTGTTTCCCGTTAACTATATTAACTACGAGTTAAGGTTATATCTTAACTGACAGTTATGTCAACTCTAATTGATAATTAACACATGGTTAAAAAAGACGATTTAAAAGAAGAGTTTTCGAAGAGACTTCGCGCTGCATTGCTTGATGCTGGCGTGGGTGGGCGTGGGCAGGCTGGCAGGATCAGGGAAGCTATGAAGTCCCAGGGGATTGCTGTATCTGAGCCCGGGATCTGGAAGTGGCTTAACGCATCAGCAATACCAGACCAAACCAATATCCTTGCACTTAGCCGCTGGCTTGGGGTTCGCCCTGAGTGGCTGGAATACGGAAGGAATGATCCTGAGCCTGAACTGCACAGGGAATCTTCTATCCCGCCGGAATCCGAGTGGGGAACTGTTGACGCTTGGGACAAAAACACACCGCTACCTGCGGACGAGGTTGAAGTGCCTTACCTCAAGGATATTGAATTTGCATGTGGCGATGGCCGCGTTCAATGCGAGGATCATAATGGCTTTAAGCTGAGGTTCTCCAAGTCAACACTACGCCGAGTAGGGGCAAACACCGACGGTTCTGGAGTTCTCTGCTTCCCGGCCACAGGTGACAGCATGGAGCCGATCATTCCCGATGGCACTACGGTAGCCGTAGACACGAACAACAAACGCATAGTTGACGGTAAGCTGTATGCCATTGGTCAGGCAGACGGCGGTAGCGGGCAGCTCAAGCGCATTAAGCAGCTATACCGGAAGCCGGGCGGCAAGCTAATCATTCGCAGCTACAACGGCGACGCATATCCGGATGAAGAAGCTGACATTGATGATGTTGAGATAATCGGTCGCATATTCTGGTACTCGGTGTTGCTGTAGAGACGAAGATGCGGCTGGTGTGATAGCCGTCATCATTCAATATGATTGATGAAAATCATCATAAAGTTTGTGTTCTTTTAGTCGATTTTAAGTGTATATATATCATGTGCGCGCGATATAGAGATGTTTCCTTTCAAAGTCAATTATTTCATTGCTAAATCGTGCTTATTGAGCGGAAATCGTCCAATTCGCATTGAAAATCGATTGGAGAGATCCTATATAAGGAGTATAGTTAGTGACCCAAGAATTTAGAGATGCTGTAAAAGTGACAGATGCAGAAGCTTCTTTTCAAGAAAGGCAACTGTATCAGGTTCAGATAGCTGTGAAGGCTTTGATTGATTTCGTTGTCACTAGCTTTGAAGAGTTGGGTATCGAAAAGTTACATGAGCTCGTTGATCCGTCACTTGATGAGGTTCATGAGATCATTCTCAAGCTTGATACCAAAGCCAAGCAACTTGGCGCTCTTGACCTACAGCAGGTATTGCTTACCGCGCAGATACTGATTCGTGATATTAAACAGAAAAACCCAGATCTGTGTGCACAAAGCTCCAAAATTCTCAAAGGGGCTGTAATTTTTAAATAACTTTCTTTTGGATGAAACGAGGCACTGCGGAGGCGCATATGAATAAACTCCACACAATTTCTGAGATGCTTAAACTGGCTGGCCGTCTTAATGAAATCGTTGCAGAAATGCAAGCTCGCAAGGATGCTATCCTTGCAGAAATGAACAAGAAAGCTGCATAACCAAGTTCTAATGTTCATATTAAACCCGGCCACTGCGCCGGGTTTTTATTTGCCCTTCCGCACCATCTCAGCCGCATCCCGTAGCATTCCCTTGTGGATAACATTCCCCACGGCTTTACGCTTCCCTTCCAGAAATCCCACAATGTTGTCCTTGTTGATCTCAATCCCGTTGTAAACCAACTCGAACACCACACACCCAACCTCTCCAGCCATGAAGGCTATCCGGTCATCTGCAAGTTCATCACGTTCCATAGCGCCTCCTGATGTTTTTTGCAGCATATCACGAACCGCATAAATTCATAACCAAACTAAATTAACCAATAAATCATAACCTTAATAACTAACAACCAAATAATTAACCATTGGTTATTGACTGAAAATAACCATTAGTTAATAATCAATCCATCGAAACGAAACATCGACAGCTGAGCGAAGTTAGCCAGCGGCGAAGTGGAGATTCGGTCAGTCGAACGGCGCGACAGTAAACCATGCGTCGGACCATAGGCGGGCTCAGGAAGAGCGGCAATTATGGCAAAGCGATTTACCAACAGCTCTTTGCGAGGGGCTGACGGTAAACAATCAGAGGGGTGTATATGTCAGATAAAAAAACGGCGCCACTACTGCTTAACGTAGACGCCAGCGAGGTGCTTACTCAGACCGGGGAGCTTTTAAAG